AGGAGGCGGTACTGGTGGTGTTGGTGGCATCGGTGGTCAATCTAGTGGCGGCACGCAAATAGGCGGTGCTAGTGGCATCGGTGGAATTTTTATTGAAGGTGGTGTTGTGGGAGTCACAGCTTTCGGTGGAGCGGGTGGGGGTGCTGGTGGTAGTAGCAGTACCTCATCAAGTGGCGGCGCGGCCCGTACATTTGGCGGGGGAGGTGCTGGGGGTTCCAGCCTGCCCGATACCCAAAGCGTTGTCGCAGGTGGAGCAGGCTTTTCTGGCTACATCGAATTACAGGAGTACTCATAATGAGAGCAGCAAAACTAACAAACGGTGTAATCACCGATCTATGGGAAGTCCCTTCACTAACCTGCTTTGAGGGTGTTGAACTAATCGAAGTACCTGACAGCGTTGGCATGGGCGCAACTTACGACGGCACAACATTCACCAACCCTTTACCTCCACCGGACACGCGGACATACAAACAACTTCGCGCTGCTGCTTACCCATCAATTCCAGACCAACTAGACGCTATTTTCCACGGCGGTATTGAAGGCTGGATGGTTGAGATACAAGCGGTCAAAGACGCTTACCCCAAGGAGCCAACATAAATGAGCAGCATTATCACAGCAGGCGATGCAACAAACGGCGTTAGTCTCACTGCCGGAAGTAACGGCACGTTGATTCTGCAAAGCGGTTTGGCTGGAGCCAAGGTTAATGCTTTGGTTTTGGCGGCGACGGGAGCTTTAAGCCTTGCTGGGCAGGCTGTGGGCACAACAGTCGGTGCTGCGGGCGCGGCATCTGCACTTCCCGCCAACCCACTCGGGTATCTCACACTGGTGGTGAACGGTACTACGGTTCGGCTTCCATATTACAACTAGGGAGTTTTAAATGCCAACCATAATTGACTCGAACACGGGCCTAACAACAGGCGCTGTCAACCTAATGGCAGGCGCTTTGCAGCAACTTGACATGACCGCAACCATCGCGGCCAGCGCCATCACTGTTACGCTAAACCGCTGCGCCCTGAGCTTTCACCACACCGTACAGACCGCAGGAACTCCGGTAGTCATTGCCATGCCAACGGCCTTGACTTTGGTAATTGCATCAACTGATTCGTTCGGTGCTGTAACCGCTGACGGTGTTCGTCGGCTGGTCATCCTTGCGTACGACAACGCAGGCACGATTGAATTGGCAGCGTCCTCACTTGCAGGCGGGGTCAACCTTGACGAAGTTGGAGTGATTACCACGGCTGCAACAGCTACCACACTGACGGCAATTAAAGCTGCTGCGGTGCGTACTGGCGTGGCCTACAAGGTTGTTGGGTTTGTTGACGCAACCTTTACGACTGCGGTGGGCTGGGGTTCACTGGTAGTGGTGCAACCGATTGGTGGGCAGGCACTGGCTGCAATGTCTAGCTTGGGATATGGGCAGACTTGGCAGAACTTGACGGCAAGTAGAGCTTTGGGAACTACATACTACAACACCACAGGCAAACCCATTATGGTCGCCACTCGCAACTCTGCATCTAGTGGTGCTCTTGCCCAATTAACAGTGAACGGGGTACTTTTGGCAAACAACGGCCAGTCAATTGGCACGTCAACACTCGCAAGTGCATGTTGGATTGTGCCTCCCGGTGCTTCATACGTTGCAGGCTTAGGCACGCTTGTCGCTTGGTCAGAACTTCGCTAAAAGGAAAAATCATGCACTACAAAGCCCCCGACGATTCCCTGCACTTTCTTGACGATGACAGCTACGCGCATGTCTTGCCTGTTGGCTCTATTGCCATCACGGATGCCGAAGCTGAAGCACTCAGGCCAGTGCCACCAGAGCCAACATACCAACAGCTACGCGCTGCTGAGTACAACCTGAAAAGCACAGGCGAACAATTCGCCATGCAGTATGACGATGCAGTAAACGGCACGACGACTTGGGTGGACTGGCAAGATGAGATCAAAGCTGCGATACCGAAGTGATCTACTTTTGCAATGGCGGTTAAAATTTACCTATTCTTAACTCTTTTGATGCAGGACACATTTAAGATGGCCATCCACGAAAACCCCGGGGCAAGAATTTCGGTCGATTTCAAGCTACCGCTATGGGGTCTGCTGACTTCTTTTAGCTTGGCCTGCTTGATGCTTGCTGGGCTTTATTTCAACGTCCAAGGGTTGACGGTTGCAGTGACGGAACTACAAGTTACGGTCAAAGCGGGTAATGCAGCTTTGGTTAACGTTAGCTCCGAAAACGCAATGCAAAACTACCGCTTGGGCGCAATTGAAGCTGAGCAGTCTAGGATGAACGACATGCTTAGAACTATTCACGCCCGGAGTGGAAGATGACTCCTGAACTGCAAAAATATTACGAAGACCGCTTCAGCATGTGCGCTGAGCAAGGCTGGCGTGACTTGATGGAAGATATCGAAGGTATGCTTGCTGGCGTAAACAATGTGTCTACCATTGCAGATGAAAAAGCTCTACAATTTCGCAAAGGCGAGATTTCAATACTGACTTGGCTGAAAACCTTGAAAGAGATCAGCGAACGAGCGTATGAGGAGCTAAATGAAAAGAATATATGAATTTGTCTGCGATTGCAGCAAACGCACTGAGGCGCTAGTCGATTATGAGACGGCAAGCGTGCAGTGTAAATGCGGTGGGCTTGCTCACCGCGTTATTAGCGCTCCTTCATTTAACTTAGAAGGCTGGTCTGGGCACTTCCCGTCCTCTCATGGGCGGTTTGAGCGCAGGCACACTGAAAAGTTAAGCGCAGAGCGCAAATCCAACTCACAAGCATAACGCCGGGTTGAAATATCCTACAACCATTTTGGCAGGAACCATAATATGTTGATTGAAGACGAACAAGAGCCGCTAGGCGAACTCGAAATTGAACAGAAAAAAGTCGAACTTCCGGATAAGTACCGGGCTAAAAGTTTGGAAGAAGTTGTGCGTATGCACCAAGAGGCTGAAAAGCTGATTGGTAAGCAGGCCCAAGAGGTCGGCGAAGTACGCAAACTTGCAGACGAGTTGCTCAAGCAAAACCTCAGTTCTAAACAGCAACGTGTTCAAGAGGAAGAAACGGAAGTTGACTTTTTTGAGAACCCTCAAAAAGCAGTTCAAACTTCGATTGATAGACACCCCGATATTCTCGCGGCCAGACAAGCTGGCCAAGACTTTAAACGGATGCAGATTCAGCAAAGGCTAACGCAAGAGCATCCTGATTACTCTGAAGTGGTCAACGATGCAGATTTTCAGAACTGGGTGAAAGCGTCACCTGTGCGTCTGGGCATCTACGCAAAAGCCGATGGTGAGTTTGACTATGACTCGGCAAATGAACTGTTATCCACCTTCAAGCAAATTCGTGGCACTCAAGCTAAGAAGTCCGAGCAGGCAAGCGACGCTGTGCGGTCAAAGAGCATGAAAGCCGCTCAAGTTGATGTAGGTGGTTCTGGCGAGAGTTCCAAACGTGTTTACAGACGTGCCGACCTTATTCGTCTCAAGATGACTGACCCTTCTCGGTATGAAGCGCTGAACGATGAAATACTCTCAGCCTATGCTGAAGGGCGTGTACGATAATTTAACTGGAGTTTTTTATGGCTTATCCTACCCCGCAAGTAACCAACAGCACCGCATCAACTTTTATCCCTGAAATTTGGTCTGACGAGATCGTCGCCGCTTACAAGAAAAATCTTGTGATGGCGAACCTTGTTATGAAGATGAATTTCAAGGGCAAAAAAGGCGATACGATTCACATTCCAGCGCCTACCCGTGGCTCGGCTTCTCTAAAAGCATCTTCAACGGCAGTCACCCTGATTGCTGACACGGAATCGGAAGTGCTGGTCAATATCAACCGTCACTTTGAGTACAGCCGTTTCATTGAAGACATCACCGAAGCTCAAGCTCTTGCGTCTATGCGTCAGTTCTACACAACTGATGCTGGCTACGCTCTGAGCCGCGCTGTGGATACCGACCTGATTAACTTGGGTCGTTCATCTAACGGTGGTGCTGGCACTAACGCTTACGCCACTGGCGCTTTCGTTGGCGGCGACGGTACTACAGCCTACGTTGCTGGCAGCAACAACCAAACCGCACTGACTGATGCAGCAATTCGCCGCACCATCCAGCGTTTGGACGACAACGATGTGCCAATGGATCAGCGTTTCTTTGTCATCCCCCCATCTAGCCGTAACACGCTGATGGGCTTGGCTCGCTACACTGAGCAAGCGTTCATCGGCAACGGCGACGCTATCCGCAACGGCGAGATCGGCAACCTGTACGGCATCCCCGTCTTCACTACCAGCAATGCAGACACAACCTCCGGTAGTGCCGCAGCGCGAGTTTGCTTGATGGGTCACAAGGACTCAATGGTTCTGGTGGAGCAAATCGGCATCCGTTCGCAGATTCAGTACAAGCAGGATTACCTGTCTACGCTGTTTACTTCGGACACTTTGTACGGCGTTGCTGCCATGCGTAACGCGGCCTCAGTTGGCGCGGCTAAGTCTGCCTCGTTGTTCGCTTTGGTTGTGCCTGCATAACGACCTAGCCCCTAGGCCACAAGCCTAGGGGCTTTTTAGAAAGAGTTAAAAAATGGCTACTTATCGCTGTTTGCAAAGTGGTAACACGGTAACGTTCACGCAAGCACATGACATTGCAACGATGAAGGGTCACTCCGGCTACGTTCGTGTTGACGAAGAAGACACGCCGCAGAGCAAAGACCTCCCCCTTTTCAGCCCTACGCCCGTAAAGCGTATGGGTCGCCCACGTAAAGCTGCTGAAGGAGTTTGACATGCAAGTAAAAACACCAAAGAAGACTAAGCGAAAGCCGCTGCCTAAGCGTGGTCAGCGCACCGCCACTAACAAGATGGCAATGGCCAACAAGAAATGAGCAAAANCNCTACGCACTACTTGCCGGATGGCAAGGTATATAAGGGTGCAACTCACAAAATGGGTAGCGTCTTAATGAGCGGNGCTAAGCACACTCAGGCCAGCAAAGCGCTAACGCATACNCCAGCTAAGAAAGCGAAGCCCAAATGAAACAAGGTCTGTACAGTAATATTAACGCTAAACAAGCCCGCATCAAAGCAGGCTCGGGCGAAAAGATGCGTAAAGCTGGCGCTAAGGGCGCTCCGACACCGGCTGCTTTCAAGCAGTCAGCTAAGACCGCTAAAAAGAAATGAAGACTTTAGCCGTTTATCCTATAATGCAGGCACTGGCGGCAATCTCAAAGCGCCAGTGAAGTCAGGCGACAACCCTAGATGGGCCTCCTTTTTAGCCAGAATGGGTAGTATGCCTGGGCCAGAATATAAGGACGGCTGTTGTCCGTAAAGGCTTGGGGTGCATCGTCCAAGACAGACGCTAAGGCTAAAGCCAAAGCGATCTCCAAGCGGAATACAACATGACCTACCTTGAACTTATCAATAACGTTTTAGTTAGGCTGCGAGAAACTCAGGTTTCCAGCAGTAACGAAACAACCTATTCCAGTTTAATTGGCCTTTTCGTCAACGACGCGAAGCGCCAGATTGAGGACGCTTACCCGTGGAACGTTCTCGGCCAGACCATCAACGTTGCGACTTCAGCTAGCGTCTACAGCTATTCGATAGTCGGCTCGGGTCAGAAGTTCCAAGTGCAAGACGTCCTCAACGTCACGTCCAATGTCGAGATGCGTAATATTAGCTTTTCCGAGATGAATCGCTACCAGAACTTTGCGACCCCCGGCGTAGGCATCCCAACATTCTATGCTTTTAACGGTGTAGACAATAACGGCGACACTAAGGTGACGCTGTACCCACGGCCAGATGGTGTATACAGCATCCCGTTCTCGCTGACCATTGGCCAACCTACGCTGGTTTCAGAAAGCACCCGTGTGATGGTTCCCGGCACGCTGGTAGCCCAAAATGCTTACGCTCGGGCTTTGGTTGAGCGCGGCGAAGACGGCGGCTTAAATTCATCGGAAGCGTACCAGCTTTACGTTTCAATGCTGGCTAACCACATCGCGCTTGAAGCGACTCGCTATCCTGAATATCAAGAGTTCTTAGCTGTATGAGCCAACCCCTGCAAACCGCCAGCATATCGGCTCCAGGCTTCTTTGGGCTGAACACCCAAGACTCGCCGCTAGATTTGGCGTCTGGATTTGCGCTAGTGGCCACTAACTGCATCATCGACCAGTACGGGCGCGTAGGCTCTCGTAAAGGCTGGTCGCGGGTAAACGCATCCCCCGGCAATTTGGGTGCAAATAACGTAATCGCCATCCATGAGTTAGTGCAGACAGACGGCACGTTGACGGTGTTGTTTTCGGGCAACAACAAACTGTTCAAACTAGACGGCTCAAATGCCGCCGTAGAGTTGACGTATGGAGGTGGGGGTACTGCCCCAACGATTACGGCAAGCAACTGGTCTACGGCGTCGCTTAACGGTATTGCGTACTTCTTCCAGACAGGCCACGATCCGTTAATATTCGACCCTGCGGTTAGCACTACAACGTACCGCCGCGTCAGTGAGAAGGCTGGCTACACCGGAACAGTGCCAAACGCTAATATCGTGATCTCTTCTTTTGGTAGGTTATGGGTGGCTAACACCGCTACTGATAAAACCACGGTTTCATTTTCTGACTTGCTGGCTGGCCACGTCTGGACGACTGGCACGGCTGGCTCACTAAATATCAGTGCGGTCTGGCCGTCTGGCGCGGACGAGGTGCAGGGGCTATCCGCGCATAACGGCTTTCTTATTATCTTTGGTAAGCGTCAGATTTTGATCTATTCGGGCGCTACGACGCCTTCCACCATTACGCTAGCCGATACAGTGACAGGCATCGGCTGCATTGCGCGGGACTCTATTCAGTCAACCGGCAAAGACATTTTGTTCCTGTCTAATTCTGGCGTGCGTTCTTTTGCCCGTACAGTGATCGAAAAGTCTGTACCTCTAGGCGACCTATCTAGAAACGTGCGTAGCGACTTAGTAAACGTTATTGCTGGCGAAACGCTCGGTAACATCAAGTCGGTTTACTCAGAGACAGAAGCCTTCTATCTGTTGACACTGCCTTTTGTCAAAGAAGTTTATTGCTTCGACACCCGCACGCAACTACAAGACGGCTCTTTTCGAGTTACAAACTGGGACTCTATTGATCCAACGGCGTTGCTGTCCAAGCGAGATGGTAGTCTACTGATAGGTAAGAACGGCTACGTCGGCAAGTACGAAACGTACCTAGATTACAACCAGGCGTATCGGATGATGTACTACACCAATCATGCTGACCTCGGCAATCAAAACGTCACGTCAATACTGAAGCGGTTAAAAGTAATTGTTATCGGCGGTACGAATCAGTTTGTCACGATAAAATGGGGTTTTGACTTCGGCACTAACTATTTATCGAGTAACGCGGCAATTCCAACGCAGGGTATTTTTGAGTACGGCGTTGCCGAATACGGCATTTCCAAGTATTCTGACGGCGTGGCGCTGCAAATTTTAGCTGTAAGTGCAAGCGGTAGCGGTAAAATAGTGCAAACAGGCTATGAATCTAACATCAACGGCGCTGCGCTATCTATCCAGCGCATAGAGATTCAATCTAAAGATGGGAAAATGCTGTGAGTAACTACGTTCAAAGTACCAATTTCGCTACAAAAGACGCGCTTCCTTCTGGCGATCCGCTCAAGATCGTCAAGGGCACGGAGATTAACACCGAGTTTGCCAATATTGCTATTGCCGTGGCGACTAAGGCCGATACGTCGTCGCCTACGTTTACGGGAACGCCAACAATGCCAACAGGCACAATCGGCGTGACTCAATCAGTTGGTAACAACGCAACATTATTGGCCACAACAGCATTCGTTCAGGCAGCGCTTCAAGGGCTTACAGTCTTTTACCCGGTAGGTACAGTCTACACCAGCACACTGGCAACTAACCCAGCAATTACATTTGGCTTCGGCACTTGGGTAGCCTTCGGTGCAGGCCGCGTGCTAATCGGTAATGGAGGCGGGTTCTCTGGAGGGGCTACTGGCGGTTCTGCCGATGCAGTTATTGTTAGCCACAGCCACACGGCTACAGTTAGTGATCCGGGACACGCGCATAACTACTCTGCACCCTCCGGCTCAGACGGCGCTATATCCGGCACGGTCGCATTTATTACTGGCGCAGGGAGTTCCTCTACAGGGACGGCAGTAACGGGTATCACAGTATCCAACAGCACAGCAGGCGTAAGCGGCACAAACGCTAACTTGCAGCCGTACCTCGTAGTATACATCTGGACTCGGACAGCGTGATCTCCCACCACTTCAGTGATGGTCTGTACGCCAAGCAAGCGGTTATACCTGCAGGTACGGCCATCTTAAAGCACACGCACGACTTCAGCCACTTGTCAATTCTGGCACACGGCAAGGTTGCAGTAATGCAGGGCGATGAGATTGAAGTAATCCAAGCTCCAGCTTGCATTGAAATTAAGGCTGGTCTGACGCACGGCGTCAAGGCAATAACAGACTGTGTTTGGTTTTGTATTCACGCCACCGACGAGAAAGACCCGTCAAAGGTGGATGACATTTTGATTGGAGTTTAATATGCCGTTTATTGCTGCTGGCGCGTCGTTGCTAGGTGGATTTCTTAGCGGGCGATCTGCCAAAAAAGCCTCGCAAACACAAGCTAACGCGCAAATCGAAGCTGCCCGTATCGCCGCTGAAGAAGCGCGGTTTAGGCCAATCGGCATTACCACGCGCTTTGGCCAGTCTAACTTTGTGCAGGGCAGAAATGGTCGGCTGCAAAGCGCAGGCTACACACTAGACCCACAACTTGCGGGCTTTCAAAACCGCTTTTTGGGTCTTGCCGAAGATGGCTTGTCCCAAGCCGAGCAGGCGCAACAGCAGTTCGCCCCTCTTGGCCAAGCCGCGCAAGGTCTGTTTGGTCTTGGCGAGCAGTACCTAGCTCAGTCTCCGCAAGAAGCAGCGCAGCAATACATGGCTGGTCAGCAGAACTTGCTGGCTCCTAGCCGTGAGCGTCAGTTTGCGCAGCTTCAAAACCAGATGTTCCAGACTGGTCGTGGCGGTCTGTCAGTAGGTGCTACTGGCGAGCGTCCAAGCGGTGCGGCTGGCCTTGGGTCAGCTAACCCTGACTTGGAAGCCTACTACAACGCGATTGCTCAGCAGGACGCGGGCTTGGCGGCTCAAGCTATGCAGGCAGGCCAACAGCAGACGGCCTTTGGTGCTGGTTTGTTCGGCACTGGCGGCAATTTGCTGTCTCAAGGCTTCGGCGGTCAAGCAGCGGCTATGACGCCATTTCAGGCGTACCTACAAGGCGCTACTGGTCTGGAGAGCTTGGGTCAGCAATCGCTGTCATTGGGCGCTTCACTGGGTGGCGGAAACACAGCCAGCGCTCAAGCGCTGCAATCTGGCGGCAACGCTGCGGCGACGTCGATGTTCGCGGCTAATGCTTACAATCCGTTTGCCACGGCTTTGTCTAACGCGGGGCGTACACCGGGTTTTGGGGACGCGGTACGTGGTTTGTTTTAATAGGGAGTAAGACATGGCTGAAATCGTTCAATCCTTGTTCGGCGTTACGCCGCAGATGTATCAACAGCAGCAAGCTAACCAAGCAGATGCTCGGGCGCTGCAATTCGCGCAGCTTAGTCCGTTTGAGCAGGCTAACTTCTCCATTGGCCGGGGGGCGTCTCAGCTTGTCGGCGCTCTAGGTGGCCAAGACCCGCAGCTTCAGATGCTTAGCAGGCGCAATCAAATCGCTCAGCAGATCGACTACAACAACCCAGAATCTATCGCAGAAGGCGCTCGTCTCCTATCGGGTGCTGGGGATAGCCAAGGCGCTATGATGCTGGCCGAAGTTGGTCGCAAGGCGTTAAGCGAGCAGGCATTGGTCACGCAGCGTACCGCAGCAGCAGTCGCCTCCAACGCCTCCGCTGTACGCGAGAGAACAATTGCAACGCCCACTACGCCTGACATCACCAACGCCCGCGCCTTCGCTGATTCGGCGGGGGCACTAGGCTCGCCGGAATACAACGCCGCTTTTATCGCAAAACTTAACGAATTTACAACCAAACCAAAGGACAAAGGCCCGGCGTTTGGGGCTGAACGCGAAGCCGTGTCAAGAGAACTGTTTAACGTACCGTTTGAGAACTTGACGCAAACTCAACAAGCCGTTGTGAACAAGCGAGTTGACGACAGCACTAAAAGTACGGCCAGGGCTGGCGCAACGCAGCTAGTATTGCCCGGACAAAAAGAACTTGTGGACGTGCCTAAGTTCCGCAACACCGTCCAAGCCACGATTGACCCGCAACTTAAAGCGATTAATTCTTCTGACCAAGCACTTACAGCGTTACAAGACTCGCTGGCGACAAACAATTTTGCGTCTTTCCGCGCCGCTCAAGTAATGTTTGCTAGGGCAATTTCGGGTGCTGGCGACTTGAGCCAACGGGAACTGAACGCTGCTGGCGCTGACCCGGCGCTGATTGG